TTGTCTCATTTGATACAGAGTCTTATAGTTGATGAATTTTCTTCTATCAACTATGTCGCCCATATGCACGACTGTTCTAATATCCCTTTCTAATAGAGTAGGAAAGAATATATCCTCATAGAATCTTCTAAAATATTCTGCAAATGCCTGACTATCGTTTCTGGCACCCCAATGTGTGTCTGTGATAATTGCTAGTTTCATACACCCATGAATAGTTCAAGTGAAGTTGCTGGTTTCTTAGTGACTTTCTTTTTCTTTTTGGCATCCTCAAAGTTAGAAATAAAATCATACATATTTGCTTTCTGGTCTTGAGTCATAGTTTCAAAAACATAGTTTTGTTCTTGGTCATAAGTTGAAGTATCAATATTATCATTAAGTGTAGATTGACTGTCCATAGTTTTATATTTGATGTAAAGCTGTTTCTTTTCTTTTTGTATTCTTCTTACGAAAGCATAGTATATGATCTGTGTAAAATATGCAAATGGATTTTTTGATTTTTCAGGATTGAAGTTACTCATGTATTGGACACAATTTTCTATACCATCAGAAATCATGTCATCTCTAAAAGCGTAGTTTATAAAGTTAGGTCTATAAGATAGTCTGTTTGCAATTTTCATGAAACACTCTCCTATGTATTCTGGACACATAGGGTCATCTAAACCTTTGTCTTTTGCTTCTTTTCTTTCTTGTTGATATTTTGTCATCTCTTCAAGAAATCTTTGATTATCTACATAATGTGCTGCCATAGTTCCCTTTCCGATACTTAAAAGACTGTAATCATTATATCATGTAGACTATCAAATGTCAAATACTTGACAAACACTTGACATAGTGTTATAATTGTAGTGTCAACGAAAACGAGTTAGATTAGGTCTTGAGTTGTATGTGGTATGTGCTCAGACTAAATTGTTCTTCCTTATACACCTTCACTCTTTCCTCAAAATGCTCCAGAGTATAGTTTTTCTTTTCTTTATGCGATAAATCATCCGCGATATCATATAAAGTAGCAATTTCTTTTTTATCCGACAATCTTAATCCCCTACCTATTGATTGTAGATTTCTTATACGAGACTTAGAAGGACTAGCGAAAATGATGTTGTGAAGATTCCTAATATTGACGCCAACACTAAATACACCATAACTGGCCACGATAATTGCATCTGATTCTGATTCAACGATGTGCCGAATCTGTTCTCTAGTATCTGAGTCTGTTCCTCCATAGACGAAAAATATTTTTCTTCCATCGGTATTCTCCTTTATCATGTCGTAAAGTATTCTTCCATGTTTCTCTACAAAACGAAATAGAAGCAAAGAGTTCTTTTCCAAACCAGTTACCAGATTCATTATATAGTTGTTTCTGGCCTCAGAAGAAATCAAGTATTCAAGTTCTTCTTGGTAACTAATATTCTTGAGATCAAAACAAATTGAATCTGGATGTTTCAATACAAGAGCATTGATTTTAAAAGCAGAAAGGTGCTTCTTTTCAATCAAATCTTTTGTAGTTGTGACTTTATGAACCTTGCCAAAAAGTCCCTCTAATACGAGTTTATGAGTTTGAGTACCATCAAGTGTTCCAGTAGTTCCTATTCTATATTTGGCATTTACACACTTGGTCATTATTGATGTGAGAGATTTGGATTTGAAACCATGAGCTTCATCCCCAATCACAAGTTCATATTGTTCAAAGTATTTTTGAGGCATTTTATATACTGACTGCCAAGTAGATATGATTACTGGAAGTTCTGATACCTTATCCCTTCCTGCAAATATTGTATGACAATTATTAGCCACATCCCAACCATATTCTCTGAAGTCATTATACATTTGTGAAACCAGAGAGGTAGTTGGAACAAGAATGAGAGTTTTCCTTTTCAAATACCTTACTAATATGTATATGATGAGAGATTTACCAGATGCTGTTGGTGACAGTAGTAGTGACCTGTGATTTGACAGAGCATGACTGGCAGCATCTATTTGATATTGTCTTGGTTTTACTGGTAACTTTAATGTACGAATATAGTCATCGTTCAGTTCAACAAGATCATTTTTAAAGTCGTGTTTGAACTTGGTTTTGTAATCTCGTAGAAATAGAAACTTGCATAGATGCGGAAGTAATCCATAATATAGTTGACGATTCATGACGTTAAATAGTCGTATCTTGCCATCCCATATCCTCTTACGGAATGCAGGAATAAAAGTATGACCTGGCACCAAAAAAGTAAAATGATCTGAAATCTCTTGTGCAATAGACATCTCAGAATCAACTCTAATGTATACTTCGTTTATCTTGTCTATAAAAACTTCATGAGATTCCATCTTTATACTTTATCCAATCTATGGCACTCTTTATCTGAAATCCACGATTGTTGATCATTCTAATTACTGAATCAATATAGTTGATCTTCTCTTCCATGAGTGCTATTGTTTCCTTGAGTTTGATAATGTCATCGTCAGATTCTACATAAGAATTGACTTCAGGTTTTAAGACTTTTACGAGAAAAGGTTGCCACTCAAGTCTGTCAAGTTCTTCTTGCGACATACGTCCAGAATAGTAATCTAACTTCATTTTAGAAATTTTTGCCAGATTTAGTTTCAGTTTCCTGAGTTTGATTTTCTCGTCTACATAAATTTTTAGATATTTGTCATGAATTTGTGGGATACGAATTGACTCAGTTGCCAGTTCAGATATATCAATTTCACGATCTCTATTCCAAAGTTCTTGAATTTCTTCAAGTTTCAAATCACCTCCTATGCATTACGATTTACTGGAGCTCCTTCAAATGATTTGTCGTTCTTGAGTAGGTTTTCAACTTGATACAAATCATAACGAAAAGAAACATCTGCAGTTATATATTCTACATCTGTATTTGATGAGTCAAAACTGATTGATGAAAGGTTGAGAGGAAAACAGTTTTGAAATTTAAAATTGATCTGTGGATTCATATTACTTGTCAATACAGTAAGGACTGCATCAGTTTTGAGTTCCATTTTACTATCCAATAATTTTCTTCTTTGTTGATCTTCTGGTGTAGGAAAACCAAGAGCAGTGATCCAATCAAAGATAGAAATCCAATTCTTCATATTCTCATCAACCACAAATCTAATAGTCAACTCTTCATAACTCACCTCATTGCCTGGATCTTGTATGTCCACATAAGGTTGTGGTAATACAATAGTGCCGATACTAATGCCTGGGATATTGGCTGCTTGACAAAAATAGGTTACTTCTGGGAAGTTCAACAACTGAAACTTAAAACCGATAGGTGACAGATAGTTGAAATTTGAGGGGAGTGATTGCAGTGCTGACATATATCCTTTCTAGTATATTTAGTAAGGACCAAAAACAAAAAAAGGGAAGCCAGTTTCCCGACTTCCCTTTTCCTAACGATCCCTTGGTGTAGCGAAACCCAAGAGAATTACATGAGATTGTTTACTCTAACAATTCTGTAGTATACGTTAGTTCCGGCTGTGATAGCACCAGTAAAGGATGTTGATGTTCCTTGGTCTGGTCTAGCAAATGGGTTGTTAATAATACCATATCTGGTCTTAAACCCAATCTTTGGTTGGAAGGAATTTTCACCGACCGCACGAACCATTTGTAATGGAACGTATGGGCAGTAGAACATTCCAGCATCGTATGCACTGGAACCTTTGTATCCAACAACAAAGAAGTTAGCAGCAGCAGAACTGAAATATGGATCAACGTAGACTCTATATCTTCCGTTGAGTGTTCCGACAAAGGTATTTCCTGTGTCATCAATTCCTGCTCCGTCCATTACTCCGGCCATGGCAAGAGCAGATGCAACGTCTGAGGATGTGAGGATGATGTTACCTTTTCCGCGACGTGTGGCCTTTGCAATAGCATTAGCTTCACGTTCAATCTGGAACATCAAACCTTTGAACTTCTCAACCGACCATCTTCCATTGGAATCTGTGTCAAGGTCAAAAATACCAGCAGTTGTAGTGTTATGTTGTGCACCACTTGCAGCTGCAAAGTAGATGTTATGAACAACTTCACGATTGATCTCAGCAAGAATTTCTTGTGAAAGGATGTTAGCCAACTCGGTTTCGGCATCAAGACCATGAATAGCTTTAAGGTCTTGAGCGAGTTCCATTGAATACTCACCCTTAAGAGCACGTGACTTAGCTGTTACTGTAACCTTATCAACTGAGAAGGCCATTTGTTGAAAGTCTTGTCCGTGTGTACCAGAAATTTGTCCGGCACTTCCAAGTCCTTCAGAATCACCAGTAGCAAGACCAGCCTCAACAGCAGTTCCACCTCCACCTTGGGCAAAAGCAGTACCAGCTGTTCCAGCTGAAATTCTTGCAGGTGAAGCAGCACCAGAATGTGTAGGATCTACTTCATCGTACATTGTGTCAGCACCATCTTGAGAATCATATTTTGCTCTCATTGCAAAAATAAGTCCAGTTGGTCCTGTCATTGGTTGAACACCGCAAACGTCATAAGCAATAAGATTCGGCATTGTACTACGAATCATAGAAATCAACACAGGTTCAGAATTTTGCACATCACCAATGTTGTTAGTAGGAGCAGCTTCGGAAAGTACTCCAAAGTTACCCGATGCAGCCTGCTCACGCATGGCTTTTTCTTGGTTTTCCAGAAGAACAGCAGTAACTGCTTTTCTATATGGGTCTTTAATCTTAGGCATGTCCTCATGTTCTAAGACAGGCGCCCACTTCTTCTGTAGTCCTTCAGCTAGATACATTTTTTATCTCCTAAAGTGGTTGTTAAAAATTACTAATTATTATGTCTCTTCAGTCTTTCAGCATAGAAACTTACTGAAGCATCAATTTCTTCAACGAGTTCTTCTGACTCATTGTTTTCAACTTCTTCTGTCAACGGCTGTGGTGTGTCCTCGCCCTTTGGGAAGTAGTTTTCTTTTATAACTTCAAGTTTTTCTTTGTACTGTTCGCTATCTTCATAGTCTACACCCTCAGAAAGTTTTTGAAGTTTTTCTTTCTCAGTATCAGCAAGTTCTTCGGATACTTCTCTCAGAGTGTCTTGTTTTTTATACTCTGCGAGTTCTTTCTTCATCTCTACGCTGTTATTAACTGTTTCGTCAAGTTGCTTCTCCAAGTCCTCAACCTTCTCAAAGAGATCGTCAACCAAGTCAACCTTCTCTTCTGGAATGTCAATGTAATGTTCTTGGAAAAGATTCTTCAGACCTGTCATGAAGTCTTCTACGAGCTCAGAACGAATGCCTCTTTCTACTGCAAGTTCATTCTCTTTCATCCACTCTTCTACAACGTAGTTGAGGTATCCGTCAACCTTTTCGGACATATTGGACTTATACTCTTCTCTTGCCTCTTGAATTTCTTTCTTAAATTCTTCTTCAAGAGCTTCAACTCTATCGTTGACTTCACTAATAACTTTTGCAGACACTGCAGCTTCAAAGATTGTAGCTGCTTTTGTCTTGAAATCCTCAGAAAGTTCTTCACCACTCATGATGGCGTCCATGTCTTCCTTAACATCTAAGTTAAGGTCTTCTTTCTTGAGTTTCTTATTTTCCATTTTGTAGCCGGCCTTTACCTCTTCTTCATCATCCTCTTCTTCTTCCTCTTCTTCATTCAAAGAAGTGGCACCCATGATTTTTGAGAAAGAATCAGAGAGTTCTGCTTTCTTCATGGAATTGAGTTGATCGTAAATGGCTTTTACCATTCCAGCTTTGGTCTTAGGAGTCTGAAAGGATTCCTCCATTTCTTCTTCCTCATCTTCCTCATCTTCATGAGCAGCCTCGGCCTTGGCTTTACCTTCAGTGATTTCATCGTCTGAAGACTCTACCACAGCATTCTGCTCTTCCAGTTCTTCCTCAGACTGTTGTTCCAAAATTTCTTCAGACATTGAAATTCTCCTTATAAGTTAAAAAAATTTACTATTATTATTTATAAAAATATAAACTTTACAATTTATTCATAAAGTCTTCAAAAGCCTTAACAAGTGTCTGTTCCCTGTCTTTTTTGGGGGCTTTCTCTATTTCGTTTTTAATTTCTGAAATTTGTTGCTCTTTCAGAATCCCATTATCCCAAACCCATTCCTTACCTTCCATAATACCTGCAACAAATGCATCTGGGGCAGACGGATCAGCAACGATGTCGGCAGCAGTGGCTAAATAAAAGTCACCTTGAACCTCTTGAATGCCATCCTTTCTTGGTTTCAATGACCCCATACCTCTTGATGAGACACCCAACTTGGCTCCCTCATCAATCAAACTCTTTACGATTTTGCCGTATGGAGTATCAAGAATCTTTGCTCTTCCCATAAAATTATTATCAACCTCAACAAGTTCCTCAATCATGTGTGAAACTCTCTCAAGGTTTACAGTTGGACCATCTGGATGCCCCAACTCACCAAAAGCTCTCTTACTTTGAATGAAAGACTCTCCATATCTCTTTACCTCTTTTTGAAGTATTTCTTTAGGATAGATTCTTCCATTTCTGTTTTTGGTTTCTGCTTGCATGAATACACCCTCAATAAAATAGTTCTTAGAACCATCTTTTCCTTCAGTGATGTATTCTATATTACAAGCTTCTTCGCTAATAAGTTTCATTTTACTCTCCACTATAATTCTGGATTTGAGGAAGACATTCTTTCTTTGTAAGCAGCCTTCATTTGTTTTCTTACTTGTGGTCTAAGTTTTTTAGTCCACTTTGAACCCATTTTTTGTACTTTTTTGTCAGCCTTAATTTCTATTTGTTTTTTAAGGCCTGGACTTGCATCAGCATATTGTCCTTGTTTATCAACTATTGCCAATGCTTTCTGTCTTAC